TTAGGTGAGTCTCTTTAAGGAGACTCACTTACTAGGTATTTAACTTATCGGGACTCTTTAGGAGTCCCTCTGTTCTTTACCTCTTAATATCAGTCTAGCATGCCCTTGCAACTCTTGTCAACCAAGCTCTTCAAGGAGCTTGGTTTCTAAGGGCTTTTTATCTTTTATCTTCTACTATAGACGTCGGTGTCACTTGACCAAGGTTTGTGACAGCCTAGGTTGAAGTGAGATGCAGATCACACCCCTGTGTGACTAGACTGGGGTATCTCCGTTGGCCAAAGGTTAGCAGTTGACCTTAGAGACCCCAGGAAGGTGCCTAGGCTGGCCCGCGAGGGTCTAGGAAGTCGCCCTTGGGCTCTTGATCCACTAGGTTGACGAGAGAGCCTCAGGGGGGCTCCTGTGACGTGAGGGCGGTTACTGATGAGGAAAGCAAGACTCCACTACGAAGTGTGAGGACGGTCACAGGTTGAGAAGAGAGACTCTGAGCGCCGTTACTGACTATGGTGGACCTACCGGACGCCGGCTGGTGTCTGGGAGCAAAGGGCCCCTGTGTGTATCCAACTCGTTAAGGACTCAACATGCCCTGGGAATCGGAACTGACTGATGCGACCTTGGTGAAGCTGTTCCACCTAAGTCGGACAGACAGGGAGATTGCGAAGGAATACGGAATTACGCCGCAGGCCGTGAGCAAGCGCAGGGTCAAACTCGGGCTCCGCAGGCAGGAGATCGTAGACCTGGTGGCGGAAGGATTGGCCGCCCGGTGGACGGTCTTCACGGTCCCAACCGCGGAGAGCCACCACTCACGCCACTCAGCCAGGGCCCTGAGGGTGTGGCTCCGACGCCGACTCGGAGACGACAAGCTCAGTCCTGCGCAGAACAAGCTAGCTGATCAGTGGGAGAGGAACCTCCGACGACGGGACACGGTCCTCTGCTACGACCCCAGCACCCGAGAGGGGTGGTTCTACCGACCTCGGACACCAGCAGATGGGATGCGAGTTATCGATTGGCCCGCGGACCTACCCTTCCCAAATGAACGGTTCAAGAGGGCTCTGGATCTACCACCAGAGCCACAGAAAGAGTCAGCGTGACTCCGAGACCCCCTGTGACCAGGGGGTCTTTTGCTTTGGGTTAGGTCACCCTAATGGTTGTGCCGGTTACGGTGTGGTGATCGTCACGTTGATGAGAGATGTAGTTGTGTGGAGAACGTGTGTATGTTTCGACTGAGAGTGACCGGGAACGTACGGTTAACTCGGGTCTCAAAGGGGAGGGCCAGATGCTCCGCATGATCACGTCCAGCCAGGCTCAGGCCGGCGGGGAAGACGTACTGGGGATGATCTACAGGGGCAAGATCCGTAAGACCTCCACATGGGTCGAGACGGATGCTCTCCTGATCACGGAAGTCACCGGAGAACCGTTCCTTCGGTACTTCATGATCGTGATAACCGACGAGGTGACAGAAGATGATGTCCTCGAACTGAACAGGCTGGCAGACGAGTTGGGGAAGAATCTGCCTGACTGTGTGGTTGAACGGGAGAGGCATTCAGGGCCTCATCGGTTCTTCCCCGGAAGCAATTACTTCGATCTTGTGACGGTGTACGGAGGATGAGAACCCACCCATCTGAGGGTCATGTCATTCAGGGACATGGCCCTCTTTCACGTCTGGACGAGGAGAGCAGATGAGCAAGCGAGACATCGCTACGCAGCCGCGGAGCGTCAGTCAGGTTGACCAGTACGAGAAGTGCTCATGGCAGTTCTACCTTCAGCGGGTGAAGCGAGTGGTCCCGAGGCCGGCGGCCTGGTCCTTCCAGGGGACTGCCTTCCACTCGGCTGCTGAGGAGTTCGAGAAGGGGTTCCGGGAGTCTTCGGAGGAGGAGATGGTTCAGCTCTTCTCTGACCAGTACTCAGCCATGGTCAACGGAGCCATGTACAAGGAGCCGGACCTGAACCGTTGGATGACTGCCAACGGTAAGCCGGCCGGACAGGACATCGAAGAGCGGTACGCCCTGGGGCAGAGTCAGGTACGGGACTACGTTCGGTGGTCCAAGGAGAACGAGCCTGAGATCTGGCATGACAACGAGGGCTGGAACGGCTTCGACATCGCGGATGCTCCGATGTACGACACCACGATGGGCTTGGAGCTGTACTTCAAAGTCGAACTGGGGGGTGTGGTTGTCCGTGGCTACATCGATCAGGTCGTCATGGACCCGAAGGACATCGGGGCATACCGAGTACGGGACCTCAAGACGGGATCGACCAAGAGCCACTTCCAACTTGAAACCTACAAGGTTGCCGTGGAGAAGCAGTTCGGGCTTGAGGTCAACACTGGCGACTGGTACTTCGGCAAGGAGGGCCGGCTGTCCCGGCCCGTGGACCTCTCCGAGGTGACCGAGGATCAGGTTGCAGCTCGGTTCGTGGAGATGGACCAGGGCGTGAAGGCTGGCCGGTTCGAAGCCAAGCCTGGTTTCCATTGCAGGTTCTGTGACGTGAGCCACGCTTGCTCTTTTTATCGGTCTCGTGGTTGATAAGAGATGCTTGGTCTGTCATACTGGAGGTAGAGGGAAGGGGCCCGATGAGGCCCCTCTTCTAAGGCTCCTAGGTTGATAAGAGAGGTTAGGTTGTGTAGAGTCTTCCTTGTGGACAGGGTGCTAGTGTCCGGGGCATGAAGTCAACTCGTGTATCTGCCCTGGTCATTGGTCTGGTTGTGCTGGGTGTCGGCTGCTCCTCTGAAGAGCAGCCGGCGCCTACCAACAGCAGTAAGTCTGTCTCGTCGCCAACCACACAGGCTTCACCGACTGCTCTCACCAGAGAGCAGGGAGCCGAGAAGTACTTGGAACTGGTGGAGCCCTACAACGAAGGCTTGGACAAGTGCCTTCCCGTCGTGAACCCGATTCTTGATGAGGGAATCGTCAAGTCAGGTGACTTCTCCAAGATCCGTAAGGCTTGCAAGGACATGCCTTCAGTCAACAGGCAGTTCGCTGATGAGGTAGGCAAGGTTCCTTGGCCGGCTGAGGCTCAGGAGTCCATCAGTCTGTTGATCGATGAGACCAGGGCAGATCAGTTGGCCTGGCAGGAGTTGTCCGAGGTCGAGACTGAAGACGATCTGTTCGACCCCAAGTATCCGCTGACTCAAGACGGAGAGGCCGCCGGCCTCGTCAGGGCCCACCTAGGATTGCCTCCCGTTGAGGAGATTGAGGAGTAGAAGTGACTCTAGACGAAGCGAACAAGGAGAAGGCTCGTCTGGTGACTCTCGGAATCTCAGAGGAGGATATTGAGGTGAAGCAGTCGCATCCCACTTTTAGTGATCAGTGGGACGTATGGGCCCTTCTTCGAGGGCCGTTCCCGAGCAATCCCAAGTAGCCCCCTCCGCTGAGGGCCCCGAGACAACACCTCGGGGCCCTTTCGCATGTCTGGAAGAAGGTGAGCATCATCTATAGCTTGGTCCAGTCTGCAAGGATCAAGGGCTCAGCAGGAGAGCCAATCCCCAATCCCTCCAAGGCACTTCAGAAGCTCGGAGTCGAGTTCCGACGAAGCGAGCTGTCCCTTGTTGCAGCCGGCCCCGGAACAGGCAAGTCCCTGCTGGCAATGAACGTGGCCCTGTATGGCTCCATGCCAGTTATGTACTGGTCTGCGGACAGCAACGCTGCAACTCAGCTCAGTCGAGCCACGGCAATGCTGACTGGTGACGATATTCGGGATGTCAAGAAGGCACTCCTGGAGGGCAAGTTCCAGGAGTACGAGAGGGCTCTTAGTGACAAATGGTGGGTTCGCATGTCCTATGAGGCCATGCCGACTCCGTCTGACATGGAGGCGGACCTTGAGACCTATTACGAGGTCTTCGGCTGTCATCCCCATTTGTGTGTCGTGGACAACATCACCAATGTTGACAATGGCGGAGCCGGGGATGCCGAGTCCTTCACATTCGGTCTTGAGGGCATGTGTGAGTACCTGTCTGATATGGCTCGACAGACTGAGTCTCATGTGATGGCTCTTCACCATGTCACCGGCGAGTTCTCTGATGGCTTGAAGCCCATTCCGTTGTCTGGTGTGAAGGGGAAGATCGGTCGTGTGCCAGCTCTGATCCTGACCATCCATCGGGAGCCGGACGAGGTTGGGATGAACCGAGTCCTCAACGTCAGTTCTGTGAAGAACCGTGAAGACGTTGCAGACCCCTCCGGGCAAACCTTTGCCCGGCTGGAGCTGGACAGCACAACCCTGCGTCTGAAGGACGCAGAGGACGCTATGGGTATCAACTTCTAAGGGGAGTCATGCAGTTCAAGCAGGGTGACAAGGTCGTCTTCCAGGACGAAGACAAGGCTGAGGTCCAGTTCGGGCCGTTCCGCGGGCCTGGTGGGGTAGATAGCTACCTAGTGAAGTGGCTGGAGTTCGGTCCTCTGGAGGGTTGTTCTTCCATCGTGCGGTCTGTCGACCTGACACCTGCCCCCAAGTTCGAGGCGGGACAGGTGGTCCGTACCCACACAACAGGAGACCTGTGCAAGGTGGCGGCTGGTCCTTTCCGGCGGAACGGCAACCCCCTGTATGTCCTGGAGGACCCCACTGGAAACCACAGGGTGGGCTACGAGGACACCATGGTTCCGGTTGTGGAGTGACGTAGATCACTCCTTCACAACTCCTTCAAGGTTGATAAGAGATGTTCGAACAGTCATACTGGAGATGTGAACAAGATGCGAACGAACAAGAAGAGTGTTGGCTTCGGTCTCCAGAAGGACATCACAACTGAGGGGGCAGTCCTCTACCTCCGGATCACCAACCCCCGCCGGCTCGACACCAAGACTCTTGGGGAAGTCCTTATTCGGTACTTCCAGGGCGGCTACAAGACTCTGGTCCTGGATCAGGGGAAGTTCTCCCGAGTCAAGATGAGTCTGGTCGAGTTCCTTGGTCGGCTTCAGGCGACCCATAACGAGAGCCGGCTCTTTTCTTTGGAGCGAAGGTTGATAAGAGATGTCAGGTTCTAAGACCCGCAGGTGCACGAGGTGTTCAAAGAACAGGGCTCTCAGGTTCTTCACACCACGAGGCAAGCTCTGTGCGGACTGTCGGAAGAAGGGACGCTCCAAGGCGTCCCATGAGTTCCGAGTCCAGGACACCTACGGACTTGAAGCCGGCGAGTACGACCGGCTGTTTGAGGCGCAGGGCGGGAAGTGCGCTATCTGCGGAGGAACTCGGAGACAGAGGCTCTCCGTGGACCACGACCACAAGACAGGGATTGTTCGGGGCCTTCTCTGCCGGATGTGTAACGGCAGGCTCCTGACAGCAGCTCGGGACAAGCCCGAAGTCCTTCTCAAGGCCGCGGAGTATCTGGTCTCTCCACCTGCGGTTCAGTTCCTCGGAATCCGAATACATCGTGACAACCGTAAGGAAACAGACTGATGCAGAAGCTTGACGGTACGAACGTCTCCTCCTTCCGTGAGTGGGCTGGAACTCAGCACTTCATGTCCTGCCTCCACCGCACTTATGAGTTCCCTGTCCACGTGTTCAAGGAGAACGAGGATGGCACGAGGATTTACCTCCGGACAGAAGCTTCCGCCTCCGCCTAAGCCTCCGATCCTCGAAGTCTTTGAGGAGTTCTACCCCGAAGTTGATATCCCCGATTGGGGAGGGGCTTGGAAGAAGATCCTGTGCCCTTTGCACATAGAAGACAGACCAAGCGCGTCAATCAACTCCGAGGCCAACAGATGGCATTGCCACGCGTGCGATGTCTCTGAAGACAGCCTAGACGTGATTATGCGAGAGGAGGGGATCGGCTTCCGTGAAGCGATCGAATGGGCAGATGCCCGGTTCGGTGGAAGCAGCGAAGCACTACCAGAGCCAGTACAAGGGAAGCCCAGCAGAGGAGTTCCTGATCGCCCGCGGTTTGGACGAGGGCGCAGAGAGGTGGCTTCCCGGCTACGTAGGCGATTCGGTGACGGGTCATGAGAAGTACCGGCATCACCTCGTTCTTCCGTACCTGCGGCCGGCTGGCGGTCCTCACCTGGTAGCCACGGTTCGTTTCCGATGCATCCGAGACGAGTGTGTACGGGCTCCTGATGGGACGTACTTCTTCCTCCTGGGAGAGAAGGAGCATCACGAGGGACATGGGAAGTACCAGTCCCTCCCTGGAGATACGCCCCGGCTCTACAACACCGGGGCCCTCATCTCCTCTAGTCCTTATGTAGCCATCACTGAGGGGGAGTTCTCTTCCTGGTCAGTCGACTTGGAAGGCATCCCCGCGGTAGCCCTCCAGGGTGTAAGTGCCTGGAAGACGCACTTTGAACGAGCCTTCGCCGGCTACGAGAAGGTGTTCCTCCTGGGGGACGGGGACAAGGCGGGGCAGGACATGAACGAGAAGCTAGCCGAGAAGCTCCCCAACGGAGTTCCTATCCAGCTCCCCGAAGGGGAGGACCCGGATTCTCTTCGTCGTCAGCACGGCGACGGCTGCATTCGACAACTGCTTGGTCTGGAGAAGTGATGACTGACATGGGTGGTTGGAGCCTCACAGAGGCATACGCAAAGTCCGGAACCCTCTGCCTTCAGGCAGAGGAGATGAGGGACCTGGACATCGTCTACAACGACAATCCGCTAACCCCTTCTCAGATGCGTGCTCTTGGAGAGCACCTGATCCGTGCGGCTAACGAGATGGAGAAGTGATGTTCGTAAACGGTGATCGTGTTGAGGCAGTAACGGACGACCATTTCAACGGTGCGTTTGGTGAAGTGGTGGAAGTTCTTACTGAGTCTTCGGACGCCCGCGTTCATTTGGATGACGAGTTTTATCCGCTTTGGTTCGACTTCTCTGAACTTCGGAAGACAGGTGCCTGATGTTCGAGGTCGGAGACCGCGTTGAGGTCATTGCAGATGATCCCCTCGTTGGTTGTTTTGGGAACGTCATCGGCGTTTTCCCCGAGCATGGTTTCATCACGATCATGATTGACGATGGAGCTGACATCGGTAATCCGGTCCTTTGGTACAACGACGATGAGCTTCGGAAGGTGGAGGCATGAGTAAGTTCAAGCCTGGTGACCGTGTGGTTGTGGTGAAGGACGACATAGCCTATGGGTACTGGATGGGTACGAGGGGCGAAGTAGCGAACCCTGACACGGGAAACATACTTTCGGTCAGGGTCGAAACCGGTGACGGTAATCGCCCTTGCTTCAAGGAAGAGGAGCTGGAGTTCGAGAACGTCTATGACGCGCTTTCCAAGCCTTCTGATGCAGACGTTGTCCAGGCTCATGATTTGATCGCAGAATCTCTTGGCCTCAAGGTTGATAAGAGTGATTCTGTCAATCATCCTTCTCACTACACCTCCCACCCCTCGGGGGTTGAGTGCATTCAGGTCACTGAGCACATGAACTTCAACCTGGGCAATGCCACCAAGTACATATGGCGGGCTGGTCTGAAGTCGGATGACCCGATTCAGGATCTTCAGAAGGCTCTCTGGTACGTCGAACGGGAGATTCAGCGTCTTGGGGGAACCGTTGGACGATGAGGATTGGAAACCGGTCCCCGGACTTGAAGGCTTCTACGACGTGAGTAGTCAGGGCCAGGTTCGCACCTGGATTCTGTCCGCCAGACACAGAACCTTTCGATCCGTACCGAAGATGATGAAGCCTCGGAAGAGGAAAGACGGTTACTGGTTCCTCCGTCTCAAGGGGGAACCGTGGCTTCTTCACCACTTGGTCTATGAGGTATATACCGGGAATCGGGTTGAAGGGTTTCACGTCCGTCACCTGGACGGAGATCAGGATAACAACCGGGTGTCGAACCTGATTCTTGGTACTCCCACGGAGAATGCCAAGGACAAGAGCGTTCACGGAACGCTCCCTCTGGGAGAGAGGGTCCACAACGCGAAGCTAACCGCCAATGAGGTCCAGGAGATCAGGGCTCTTGTTGGAACGATGAGCAAAAAGGAGCTAGCCGGCAGATACGGCGTTTCTCCGAGTCTCATCCATCAGATAGAGACCCGACGAATCTGGAGGCACATATAGTGCGACTTCTTACGATCGATATCGAGACGAGTCCGCAGATCGCTCATGTTTGGGGGCTGTGGCAGCAAAATGTGTCCTTGAACCAGCTCCTTGAGAGCGGGGAAGTCATCTGCTTCGCAGCCAAGTTCTACGGAGTGGAAGGAGTCAACTTCTTCTCTTCCTTCCATCACGGTAAGGAAGAGATGGTCCGGGCAGCGCATGAACTGCTGGACACGGCTGACGCCGTTATCCACTTCAACGGACAGCGGTTCGACATTCCTCACCTCAACCGGGAGTTCGTTGAGGCCGGCCTGACTCCCCCGTCTCCTTACGCACAGATCGACCTCCTGAAGGTCGTCAAGAAGAACTTCCGGTTCCCGAGCAACAAGCTTGATTACGTCACCAAGAAGCTCGGCCTGGACCACAAGGTCCAGAACAGTGGTCATCAGCTCTGGGTCAAGTGCATGGCCGGCGACTACCAGGCTTGGGAGGAGATGAAGGCGTACAACATGCAGGATGTTGTGATCACTGAGCAGCTCTACGACAAGTTGCTTCCATGGATCACTTCTCATCCCTCTGTCGCTCTTCACGATGACCTGGAGGAGCACTCCTGCCCCAACTGCGGTTCCACGGAACTGGAGAAGAGGGGACGTGCTTACACGAGTGTCAGTGTCTTCCAGCGATACCGCTGTGTTTGTGGGAAGTGGAGCCGCGGGAACAAGCGGCTCTCAAGTGTCGAGATTCAGGGAGTGAAGTAGATGAAGAGCTTTTGGGTTGAGTGTGAGGTGGACCCGGAAGTCCTGGCTGAACAGCTCTCTACAGAGCTGAGGCCGGATGACCTCCTGGGGTTCATCCTTCAGATTGACGCTTTCACCGCAGAAACGTCTTTCACTGAGGAACTCATTGAGAGGCTCCAGGAGTCTCTTGAGGGTGAGGGCGGCTGATGAAGACTCGCGTATTCACCCGAGACGAGCTTGAGGACATCGGGGTTCCCTTTGAGTGCGGGGACTATGCAGGTACCGCAGAAGAGCTCTATTGCGAGCTGTACGACACCACTCGTTGGACCAACGTCTATGAGTTCGTCTTCCGTAACCCTGACGACGGTAAGGCGTACCGCGTCTATTACGAGGTTGGAGCTAGTGACAGTCAGGACGACGTCGATCCCTGGGACTACGACGACCGTATTCAGGCCGTAGAGGTCGAACAGATTCAGGTGACTAAGACCGAGTGGAAGCCGGTAAAGGGCTGATGGCTAAATATTCTGTGCCCCTGACTACTTGGGCCAATACTGCGGTCTATGTCGAGACGGATTCGACGGACCTTGAAGAGATTGCCCGTCTCGCTGAAGAGCAGGTGAATGTAGGGGGCCTCTGCCACCAGTGTGCATCTGAC